CTTTGCCTGCCTGCGAAGCTCGCGCATCGCCGTACCAACGCCGCCAGTCCGGGCGACAACAGAGCCACCACTTGCCAGCGTGATGACGGCTCCGCTGCTGGTTGCGCCCGGAATCTGGTTAGCCATAGCCGTGGCAACTGTCGCCAGCGTGTCGCCGCTCTGCACGGGGTAGTGATATCCGGTACCGTCAATCAGGAAATACACGTTTGTTGGCACTGAAACAGCGCCGGAAAGCGTAATAATCAGCCCATCAACGGTGGCAATCATCGGCGGGTCGCCCTTATCGATAACCCTGTACGGCCTGCCCAGCTCGCTACCAATCTTCCTTTCAGATGGCAGCGCCCAGATGGAAATGTGCGCGCCACTGGCGTTGATATCCCCCTGGAGTACGTTGGGCACCGGCCAGCCCGGGTAAATCTTCACAACTGAGCCGGAAATACTCGGTGATGAGGTGCCGTTTGGGTACACCGTTGAGGCGATCATCCCGGCAATCGTGTTGCTTACGTCAGATGAGTCAGCCATATCACACCAGTGCCTGCATTGCGGTTATGCGCCAGCCCATATCAGTGAGTTCAGCGCTGGAAATGATGTAACGGCGGCCAATGTCGTCGGTGATGATGTCGCTGGTTCGCAAAACGATGTCACCGAAAGCCGGAAACAGGATTGCGTACCACGGCGTTTTGGCATCAGCGGGCAGATTGACGGGGCTTTTCTCCCCTTTCGTACCCTGCAGGATGCTGGCAGGCCAGCCAGACATAATAGCGACTTCATTTGCTGCAGTCGTGCCGCCATATCCCTGCACACCGCCGCCACCGGGTGCCTGTGACGTTCTCAACACTTTGATAGTGCGATTGGTCTGCACGCAATAAATCGGCAACGCAGTCTGCATAGCGGCCACGAAGAAAGTGCCATCCTCCGGCGACACCAAGAAATCTCCCGGCACAAACTCGCGCCCGTCGAACACGCCCAGCCAGGTGGCCTGACCGTATTTATTCGGCGCGCTGTAGGTGAAATTCGTGGTGAAAGAAGCTGGCAGCGTCTGCAGAGATGCGGTTTCGAGAGGATTGAATGCGCTGGCTGCCCGATACTGCTGGGCGCTATATCCTATACGCTTCGCTGCCTTACCGTAGCCGATGTAAACCTTCTCTCTCAGCTTTGCAGCATCCATTTCAGCACCTGACTATCTGAGTGGTCCCGTTACCAAGCGCAGGCCCGGGCGCGATGCCAATGAATCCACACAACTCACGACGCCACTGATTGAACAGCCGCGTGCGGTCGCGCACTTCATTGGTGTTTCGCTTCCAGACTGCAGCCTGATCCGTATCAAGATTGTCGCCTGCGCCGGTAATGGCTGATTCGAGCGTCTTTAGCGTGGTGACATAATTCACCACCACGGCCTCTTCATCAGCGCTTAGCGTTGACAGGCGGTGATAAAGCGTCTGCCAGGCACCTGAGGACACCCAGCCGTAAGCCATATCGCTGGTATCCGTGGCAGGAATATCACCCTGCATCGGATAGCCCATAAATCGGCGCACATCCACAAGTTGACCGGCAGTCAGCATTATTCAGCCTCTTCCTGTTTTACCGCCCAGCCACCTGAGTAGTAGTTTTTCACTTCTTCAGGATGAACCTGAGCGGTGTGCGGTGCCGGATGAACTTCCGGATCGCGCACCATCGTTACAAACGCAACGGACGAGGCATTTTGCACATCAGCGCTAGCCTCGGCGTTAGTGCCGGTTGTGACTTCACTGCCATCAGTAATGACCTCTGGCGTGTTGTCTTCGGTTCCGTCAGCTTTCTTAGCCATGTTTATCTCCGGATTGCAGCCGCCGGTCTCCCGGCGGGTTAAGGATTAGCCCAGCAGAAGTGCGGTGTGCTCAGGCTTGATGTTGGCGCAGCCCCACGCAGCGGCAATTTCGTAATGCACGCGCTTGTACTGGCGGTACATGGACACTTCGAACGCCATGCCGGTACGCGGATCGGTGATAGTGATGCGGTCATCGGCCATATCACCTTCCTGCGGCAGCGCCGGTGCGCGGGTTGCCAGCAGAATCGCTGAGCGGCTGAACGCGAAGTTGGCGGTAAAGCTGGCCGCCAGCGTAACAGTGGCACCAGTCGCTACATTCTCACGCAGGCCCGGCGCGCCGATAGCCAGAGAACCGCCTGACAGGACGCTGGTCACTACATACTTGTAGTTACCGATAGTGATGATATCGCCAGCCAGAATGGTGCCGGTACCGGTCTGTACCGGGATGATAGTGGTGCCCACAGTCAGCGCGCCGTTGGTTACATAGCTTGCGCCGGTGCCCGGAGCGTGAGTGACCACACCTGCGGATTCACGCACTTTGAAGCCGTGAAGCTCCAGCAGCGTACCCTGAGCGCGCAGCTCGTCGGTGCCTGCTTCGTTCGCCTTGGTCAACTGGGCCAGCGTACGCAGGTTAGCGCCCGCCGTGGTGTCGATAACACACTGCAGTTCGCTCAGAGGTGCGCCGTTGTCAGACAGGATTTTGCGGACCTGCGCGGTGTCGCTCAGGTTGGTCGCAAATGGAGTGGTGCCAGCGGTACCAGCGGCGCGGGATGAGTTCAGCGCCAGTTTACCCAGGTCTGATTCCATCTCATTGACCAGCGTACGCATTGCCTGCGCAATCTGGTTGCGACGAATATTGGCGTAGCCCGGGCCGTTATTAACGCCCTTCTGCTCTTCACCCGTCCACTGGAACGGCACCATGCGTGACTTCTGAATGGTGAATGGTGTGTTGCCGATGTTCTGGTCACCGGTGTTTGGTGGCAGCTGGCCGGGCACGACATCCTGCGCAGCAGCGGCAGGTGCGATCGGGATGCGGATTGCTTCGCCCACCGCTGCACGTTCTGCAGAGGGGTCCAGCGTGACAGCAGGGATGAAGCCAGTCAGTTCGCGGGACACGATATCGCGCGCCGCGAACAGATCAGGGATAAGGCCGGTGAGGTTGTTAGCCATTCAAGTTTTTCCTGTTAATCAGTAATAGTGACACCGGCACCGATCTGGCTGCTCTGGTCCTGAGGACTGAGCGACTCAAATTGCGCACGGCTGATAGTTTTGCCGCCCGTACCACCATTGCCGCCGTTGGAGCCGCCGCCTGATGCGCCGGTGCCTTTGAGGATCTGGTCTTTGTACGGGTAATGTTCGACGAGGATGCCCAGCGCTTCATCGAAACCAGCCGGTTCACCGGGGTTGCTGGCGCTGAAAATCTTGTTGCCTGCTTTGTCGTAGGCGATGACGCTGTCACCTTCGAGTTTGAAGCTTGAACCGAAGCGTGATTCCACCATGTCGGCAGGAATGTTCAACTTGTCGGCGATGAACTTCGAACGAGCGAAGCTGCCCCCCACTTTTTCGGCAATCAGACGGCCGCTGAGGTCGTCGCGCTCTTTAACAATTGGCGCGTACTTCTCTTCAACTGCCTTGATCGCTTCTGCGCGTACCTTGTCGACTTCACCGGCATCCACCAGTTTTTTGTCGTCGAGGTTTTTGATGACTTCCAGCGCTCTGATAGCCGCCTTCGGATCGGCAATACCTTCAAACGTCTTCAGGGAAGTCTCTGCCGCTTCAGCGCGCTCACGATGAGATTTGGCCTCACCGTTAAGGCGTGAAATTGACTGGAGGGTGCCTGGTGCGTCAAAAGCAATTTCTTTGCCGTCATCGTTCACGTAGACAGGTTTGCCATCGGATACGACCACATGGCCGTTTTCGTCGAGTTTCAGTTTCATAGCGGGTTATCCAACCTTATCGGTGAGCCATCCGGCCCGTTTCGCCGTTCCGCATCCGCAGATTTCGGCAATAAAAAAGGCCCATGCGCGAGCATGAGCCTGTGTCTTTGCGGCTGGTAATCAGCCGGTCAGCGTTGTCTTTGTTTCACCCGGGCGAGGTGCCTGTTTCGCGATTCGAGCCTGCTCATCTGCCCAGTTCAGTTCGATGTCAATCAGCCCACGACGCTGCATCTCGTTAAACAACGTTTCGTTGGAGAGCGCGTTAGCGACATTCATATCCATGAGCAGTGCTGCTGATGCCTCGGCAAGCGTGGCAGCGCCAAAGTCGCGGAAGATGGTGACTGTGCCGCCGTCTTTCTCCTTAATCCACTCTGCCGCATACTGCAGGGCCAGATTAGCCGCATCAGTCAGGTCACCAACTATGCGCTGTAACGCGCAGGTGCCTGCCTCATTGTCAGCTACAGTCTGTGCGACCGTCTGCCTACCCGGTTTGATGACAAGCAACTCAGCGCCAATCTGCCGCATGAGGTCTTCGAGGTCGCGCAGATCGGTACGCCCGGCTTCAATGGCCTTGCCGGTGTGCTCAACGTATTTGAGGTCGGCGTCATCTTCATCGGAAACGATGGCGTTTGCGGCGCCTACCGTAATCGGCGCATCACCAAGCTTGCGACCGAAGAGGATCGGCACGCGGGCAACATGCAAAATAGTCTGCTGATCGCTGCGTGACTGCCAGTGTTCGATGTTGAGGAAGGCGAGTTGTGCAAGTGGC